GTATAGCGTGACCTCGACCGTCCCCGGATCAATAGCGATGCAGTCGTAGCTCTTGACGATCCGCGTCCCGTCGCCAGAGCCGAGAATCGTCGACGTGATATTTGTACTCTCGACGAACACGGCAGTCCCTGGCGCTGCTCGCCAGCCAGTCACGCGGCCGAGCGAGGTTCCGGCGAAAGTGCAGGTCGATCCCTGGGAACTGGGAGTTGACATGTCTTGCCCGCCTCCACGGGATCAGGAGGCGTAGTCGCTCGTGTAGTTGGCCGACCACTTCTTCAGCTCGCCGACCGTGTCGTCCCCGGTGGAGTCCATACACTTACAAGTGAGTCCCTCGGCCGTGATCGTCGAGCCCTTCGTGGGCTTCGTGGCCCCGAGGCCCTCGATCGTGACGGTGACGATCACGCCCGCGCCGCCGGCCTGTCCGTTGTCGGTTAGGCCGGACTCGTAGGCCCGCGTCCCGCCGTTCGCGATCGACAGCGTGGACGCGTCGAGTTGCGGCGTCACGTCGCTCTTTCGAGTTGCCTTGACGCTGACCTTCGTCGCGCCGCTCACGCCGAACGCGTTGAAGCCCTGGGAGCTTGTGAATGTAGGATCGGGCACGGATTCGGCTCCTTACGATGTCGGATAAAACGAGAACTCCGCCGACCAGGTCGCATACTTCCCGACCTCGTAGTTTTTTTCGTAGCTCTCGCAGATCCAGCCGGTGACCGTGGCCGCGGCCGTGAGGGCGAGCGTGGTGTCGCTCTTCAGGTTCCCGGACGCGGACACTGTCTTCGTAGCGGTCGCGGTGCCTGCCTCGACCAGTGGCGCGGCCGCATAGACGCGGGCCGTGTCGCCGAGAGCTGTCACGTCCTCCTTGGGCGTCGCGCCGGAGGTCTCGATGTCCTTGAGCGAAATCGTCTTCGCCCCGGAGGGAATCGTCGGTCCCGGGCTGGTCAGCGTGGAAATGGGCATGCGGTCCGCTCCTCGTGGTTTGCTGGTCCGATTTTATGGACGCCCGGCGGGGCCGAATCTCACTCCGTCCAGCGGATCTCGACCGAGAGCTCGACGGTATAGGTCGGGGTCTCGCGGCCTTCGAGGTAGTCCGGCTGGCTGTCCCGCTCGTCGAGCACCAGGCAGTGCTCTATCGCCGTCCCGCTGGCGGTCCCGGCGAACTTGTGAATCGCGGGGGTGATCTGGCCGGCGATCGTCCAGGCCTGGACGTAGTCGTCCGCGTAGATCGCCACCAGGAACCGGGCCACCGGGTTGATCTGGTCGGCCGACGGCGTGTCGTCGAACGTGTCGGCGAGGACCTGCTCGCGGCTGGTCGCCTCGCGGGCGTAGATCACGAACGGCGGGCCAGTGTTGCCGGTCATGCCGACCGGCCAGACCGTCGAGCCCGTCGCCGCTTCGATCGTCTCTCGGAGCCAGACGTGAGGGTAGCCGGGCATATTATCCTCCGTATCCTGGGTTTTTGCCGGCCGCCAGCTCCGCGGCAGCCTTCTCCAGGCCGACCGCCATCTCCTCGGCCAGCTTGTTCGCCGCCACCGGGCCGAACTCCTGGAGCGTCTTCTCCATCATGTTGTAGGCACGGACGCCGCCGGCCGTGCCGAACTGCAACCAGATCGCTTTCCGCGACTCGAATCCTGCCTTGTACCCGAGCACGCCGTAGACGAATGAGTCGAACCCGCCGTTCTTTCCCGACTGCCCGGTCCTGACCGTGACGGCCCGACGAAGAGCGCCGGTCGACCGCTTCTTCTCGCCGGCCTTCCGGCGGCCTCGACGCGTGCTGAGTGGCGGAGTGTTCTTGCGCAGGATCGGGATGGCCGGCTTCATCACTCGCCGCATCGCGGCCTTCAGGTGTTTCTTTGCGATGTGATTCGGCAGCGCCTTGTAGCGAGACATCAGTCCTTGAATCACCGCGCTGGAGTCGAACGTGTTCGGCTCGAACGAGCTGTTCCATGAGAGCGAGATCATGTGGCCTGCTCCTCGACGGACAGCTCGAGGTCTTCGCGGTTGCCCTGCTCGACGACGGCCGAGATAAAGAGGAGCCGACCGCTGCGGGCCGGCCAGCGGAGCCGCATGTCGCCAGCGACCCCGGCGCGGTATCGGGTGTAGACCGTCGCGGAGATCCCGCCGCCGACCTGCCCGCGTCGTGCCTGCTCGGAGTAGGTCGTCGCCTCGTAGGAGCCGAGGATCGACGCCACGGTCTCCCAAGTCTCTACCGTGCCGCCTGCCGCGTTGCGCGTGCGGACGGGCCGCTCCAGGACGAAGAGCTCGCGATATCGGCCGGCGGGCTGCGGCATCACCAGCCCCCGTTCCACGAGCTCGCGGCGAGCAGCGTCTCGAAGGCCTGGGGCAGCTCGCCGCCGCCGTCGGTGTTGAGGACCCCGCGGTTCTCGAACTGGTGGTTCACGTAGGCCAGGAGGGCCGACCGGACCGTCGGCTCGATCACACCCCCCGGCGCGACGCCGGCCCAGTAGGTCACGACGACGCGCTCCGTCGTCGCGATGTCGAGCGTCACGGTCGCCGGGAATGCGTCCTGGTCGATCTCGTAGTCGCCAGCCGACAGCGCGACTCCGGCCACCGTGATCGCGATCGGGTAGGTGGCCGAGACCAGGACAGGCGGGGCCGGCAGGTCGAAGACACTTCCGCCGTCCTTCCACGTCGCCCGGTACTGGGTCGCGACGAGCGTCACGGATAAACGCTTCTCGATCAGCCGGCGGGCGGCGGCGATCGCGTCGAGGAGAAACCGATCGTGTTCGTCCTGGTCCGGCAGCATGCCGACTTGAGCCTTCGCCGCGGTGAGCGAGACAGGCTCGACGACCGGCCACTGGAGAACGCGGATCGTGTGCGGCTTGCTCATCAGTCCTCCGAGGGTCCGAATAGGCAGAGAGCCGGGGCCGGCATCCCTGCCAGCCCCGGCCCCTGAGAGTCACAAGCCGATCGATCAGCTAGTAGCCTTCGCCAGCCGACCGACGAACTCGGGGCCGTGGTTCAGAACGCCAAGGCGACTGGACCCGACGAAGAGCGTCTGACGGCTGCGGACGAGCAGCTCCTTCGCGACCGTGATCTGGAGGCCTTCCGCAGCGAGACCGACCGCAGTCGACTTCGCGAAGTCGCCGTAAAGGGCCAGCGTGGTCGCGGGCATGCCCTTGGCGAGATACACAGGAGCACCGTACACCGTCGGGACCACTCGACCGCCGCCGACCGTCATGGTCGTCTGTTGGGCGGCCCAGAGCTTCATCAGGTCGATGTAGCCGGCCTTGCTGGCAACCCACGCCCCGGTCCCCATGATGGTCTCGTCTACCTTGCCGACCACGTCCGCGAGGTTCGCGGCGGTCGTCGAGGCGTTGAGGGCCACGGTGACGGTGTTGGGGTTGCTCGCGATCGCGGCGACCGCGGCCGGGAGGCCGGAGATCGTCGGGCTCGACGAGTTGCCGGTGAGCCACTTCTGGTCATACCAGACAGCGAACCCGTAAGACATCCGGTCGACGAGCAGGCCAGCCACGTCGATCGGCGAGTCGGTGAGCAGCGAGTTTGAGATCGCCACCGAGCCGCCGGCCTCGTACAGGGTCAGAGCCGGACCGCTGGTCGAGAGATCCTGGTCGGTGAATGCCGCGTTCTCGGCGGCATACGAGACCGTGAACTCGCCAGACTTCGGGAGGTTGATCGTCTGGCCCTTCGGCCGGAAGACGCTCGCGAGCTGGAGGGCCACCGACTGATACTGGAGGCGATTGATGATCGCATCATAGAGCTCGGTCACGACGTAGGAGTCGCCGTACCCCGAAACCGTCTCGCCCATAGCCCGCTTCTCGCCGCTGGCGAGACGGACCAGGAAGTCGCCGACATCGCCCGCGACCTTAGCCGAGCGGAACGCCCGGACACCGGCCCGGATGTCGGGACGACTGAAATCCTCGGGGGCCGCGGGGGCCTCGACATCACGCCTCGGCTCGCTGGCCGAAGTGTGGACGGCCCGCAGGGCTGCGAGCCGAGAATCGAGAGCGGTCTCCGACGCGGCATCCGTGGCGACCTCGTCGGCCCGCTTCATCGCGGTCGAGAGTCGCTCCTCGATGCTCGCCTTCTCGGTGTCGTCCTTCGGCTCGATGGCCCGGAGGTCCTCGATCTGCTTCGACAGCGTGACGGATTCATCCTGGAGGCGGGCGAGCTTGGGCGACGGCATGGGAGGTCCTCGTATGTTCGTGTGGTGTCCTTACCGCACGTCACGATATGGCCGGCAGCCGCGGCAGAATCTCGCAGGCGTCCTACCGTAGGACGATCAGCGGCAGGTTCCGGTCGTGCAGGTCACCGGCTTGCCCTTCGCCCGCTCCGCTTCGCACCGCTTGCACTTGCACGAGCAGCGCTGCTCGATCCGTCCGTCGGGCTTCCAGATCCCACGGACGCACGTCGACCCGCAGTCGCATGCCGTGGGCGTAGGCCCCGGAGGAGCCGGCGGGGACGGGGCCTCGGTGAGCATGGACGCCCGAGCTGCGGCGACCGCGGCCGCCGCCTTCGGGGCCTCGAGGTCGACGGCCCGCGGGTCGGCTGAGAGCCAGACCAGCAGGGCGACGAACGCGTTCCAGATACCAGAAAGCGACATTTACCACCCCCTAGCGTTATCGACGATCGGGTAACCGTCTTCACCGACGCGTGCCGTGTGGGCGAGCCGGTGGTCCGGCTGCGGATCCTCGGGAGGCTTCTCCGCAAGTAGGGAAAACCAGAGCAGGGTCCGGGCTGCGGAAGCGATCCACCGGACGACCGGCCTTGGGGTGGGGTTCGGCGCTGCCGACGACGAGGCGAGCCAATAGCCTACGGCCAGGGCGACGACGACAGCGGTCACGAGACGGCGATCCATTGCAACCCTCACGGGGTAAGTGTGTCGGCGATAGTTTCAGGCGGAGCAGGTGCTAGCCAGTTGCCGTTATGAAGATCGCGCCAGCCGAAGCCGGCGACGGAGCCCACGGCGAAACTATCTTTCGCCCGGAGCATGGATTCCACGACGGACCGCTTCACCCAGAACGACCCGTCGGGCTGGTCGGACGGAAACTTTCCCTTGTAGGTGAGCCACCGCGGGCCCCAGCTATTCAGGCACAGGAGAGCGTCCGAGGGGCTGCCGTTCTTCTGGTAGCGGACCGCCACGAAACACATCTGATGGGCCCACTGCCCGGACGCGGCCGCGTAGCCCTGGGCGTCGGTCTGCGACGCGAAGCCCTGCATGCTGGCGACCGGAATCGGGAACCCGGCCTCGATCGCGGCGGCGGCCTCGGCCCAGGTCGTGACGAGGGCGACGTGCCCGGCCGGGTGTTTCTTCGCGAGCGTGTCTAGCTTGCCGCCGTCGCCCTGCCCGCCGTTGCCGTAGGCTCCCCAGCTCTTCGCCCGTTGGGCGGAGTAGGCCCGGAGGTCGTGCCCTCCGATCTGCTCGCGGTAGACGACGCCCCAGTCGCGGACCCAGCGGGCCGCGGCGGCGCCGTAGGATCCGTCGGAGTAGCCGCCCACCGGGGACGAGCCGTCGCCCGATCGGCCGCGGGCCTCGACGCGAGACCCTCCGTAGATCGCTTCGGTACTCGGGAACGGCGGAGGCTGGGCCAGGCGGCCGGTCTCCCAGTCGATCGCCTGGGCGATCCAGATTCCGTGAGCCCATCCCCAGGAAACACAATCCCCGATTCCCTGCCGCTCGACTACCCACGACCTCCCGTAGAGGGCCTGGTGTGCCTTCACGGCAGAGCGATAGAGGAACGTGTCGACGCCCTTGGCCTCGCGGACCGTCTCGGCCCCGGCCTGCCGGAACAGCGGCTCGGGCAGCTCGGCCAGGAACAGCTCGACGCCTTGCGGGTCGGGCCGGTATCCGTAGTCCTCGCTGGCCGGCTGGCCGGCCAGGCGTGGGCCTCGGTCGAGACCGCCGACGATCGCGGCGACCGCGAGCCCGAAGAGCAGGGCGACAGCCAGCCAGCGGAGGGTCTTAGCGTGCGGCATCGGCGGCAGCCCTCGCGATGTCACGGTAGGCGGAGATCCAGGCGGATCTCTGGGGCGGCGTCAGCGGGCCGCCGGAGATGCCGGCAGTCGCGTCGAGGTGTGCTTTGATCGCCTCGCGGGCTCGCGGGTGTTTCTCTCCGAGCGACACTCCGCGACATCGCAGCTCGCGGGCCCGCTGGCGGAGGTCGTCGACCGCGACGCCTGTCCGGATGAGCTGCTCGGGTTGCATGCCGTCCCACTCGATCTCGGATGCGAGCTCTTCCATCAGGGCCGAAACGGTCGCGGCGTCGGCCGCGGCATCCGGACCGACGAACGTCCCGCGGAGATTCAATCCTCCGGGGGCAGGGCCGGGAGCTGGTGTCGGAGCCGGGGCCGGGCCTGACGAGCTCCATGCAACCGCGGCGGCCGCGAGCAGGGCAGCCCCGACAACGTGTCGCCGTTCCAGGGCCGGGAGCGACACGTCACCGATCAAGGCCTTCACGCGGTCGCCGGCAAACAAGTAGGCGGCCGTGGCGATCAGGAGGGCGACGATCATCGGGCGATTCTCACGAGGGGAAGGAGCTGCTCGAGCACGCCGCCGGCCAGAGCGAGAACGAGAGAGCGGACCGCGGGCCGGGCCAGGATCCAGAGCGGATAGACCGCCAGCGGGACGGCCCGGTCGGCGACGGCATCGAAGAGTCGAGCGACGGCGTCGATCGCCAGGGCTTTTTTCTCAGCCCCCGAGAGCGTCGACACGGAGTCGAGAGCCGACACGACCAGGCGGAGGAGCGCGAGGAGCAGCTCACCGAACTCGGACCAGGTCAGGCCGTCGGCGGCCGCGACCTTCGCCGACGCTATGTAGCTCGTGATCTTGTCCAGGAGGCCCGGGTGGTCGACGGCCTTGGTGATCGGGACGGTCGTGATGCTCATCGCGTTTTTCTTCTCCAGACCTGGGCGGCGGTGACGACCTGGCGGCGACGCTGGCGGCAGTCCTGACAGGTGACGTATCGGACCTGGCGGTCGCCGGCCCGCTTGCTCGACTCGACGCGGCATCGACCGCCGCAGCATGGGCACTCAGCCGGCATGGATCCTCATCCTGGCGACGGCCGCCGCCGCCGCGGCCCGAGCCCCGAGGAGCGTCGAGACCTTGAACGATCGAGCGACATCGGCAGGCGACGGAGCCGCGACAATCCCCTCGGGGTAATCGTCGACCCACACGTCCACCGTCAGGCCGGCGGCGGCCGCGGCGTCGCGCTTCTGGGTGTTCGACCCGCAGAGGATCAGGTCGGAGACCTCGAGGTCCGCGAACGCGAGCCGCAGCTCCTCGCGGTTGGCGTCGTCGTTCTCGCGTCGCGAGATACAGACGACCTTGTTTCCGGCGGCCGTTGCCATGCCCACGAACGACCGCCACAGGCCAGGGGCCGCGGTGAACGTCCGATCGTAGTCGAGGGAGATCAGCAGCCCGCGGCCCTCGGCCCTGTGCTGGAGTAGCCCTCGGGCTGCCTTCCAGGCAGACAGGGAGCGAAGGCCGACGGAGCTGGACGGGTAGGCGGCGTGCGTCACTGGCGACACGTCGAAGATCGCGGCCTCGGTGATCGTCCGCGTAACGTTGCCGGTCGGATCCTCGTCCCACTGCTCGCCCCGGGCCTCGGTCAGCGCGAACGCGAACGAAGACCCGAAGACGTAGCGGTCTCGGATCAGGGGCACGACCTCGGCCGTGGTCGGCGTGCCGACTGGCGGGGTCGCCCGGAAGACGAGGCCCTTGGCGTTCTCCTGGATGTCGAGCGTGCCGTTCGTGGTTCGCCCGAGGACCGCGGAGTCCATGTGATTAAACTTCGCGACCACGTCGGCCGGGCCGCGTGGGTCGTTCGGTGAGCGGTCGAGGTACTTGCGGAACGCCCCCGGCATGAACCGCTCCTTGAATCCGCCGAGGTCGACCGACCATTTGTTCCATGGAGGGGCGATCCCGACGATCACGGGCCGGCCGTCGTCTCGGGTCTCCAGGCGGAGCTCGACATCGGGGTCGTTCGCCTGGGAGAGATATCGGGTTTCAACTTGCGACATCGTTCTCTCCGTCAATGGGGCTGGCCGACAGTTCAGAGACTCGCTTTCCGACCGTGAACTCGGTCGGCTCGCCGTTCAGGTGGACGCGAATCGACGCGGCGGGGGCGTCGGGCGTGGCGACGATCGCGAAGGGCGAGCCCTCCACGCCGAGAACGCCGTCGGTCATCAGGTGCTCGATCGTCCCGTCGCCTCCGTCGAAGTAGACGTACTGGCCGACGGTGAAGCCGCCCGCCTGGTCGACGCTCTCGCCGCCGCCGTCCTCGGGGACGGGATCTGCCGGTGCGGTCGTGGTGTCCGCGGCGACAGGCGGCGCGACACTCGCCTGGGCTGCCGCAGCGTCGAGCGTGGAGAACCCAAGCTGGACGAACGTCTCGTTCGCCGCTGGCGTTTCAAGTAGTGGGAAATCCTCGCGGTCGCGGATTTCGTTCGGTGTGATCGCGCCCATGTTCCATAGGGACTGATACAGGGCAGCCCGGCCAGCGGTGTCGGCCCGAAGGACTCCGCGGGTGTCCAGCTTGCAGTACACGTCCTCGCCGTAGACCGGCTGGAGAGCCATGTCAATCGGCGACTCGATGCGCTTAGCCCACGGAAGCAGGCACCACACCTGAGCGCTCAGGTGTTCCTGTTCGACGTTCGAGTATCGCGCCATCTTCGCGTCGCCGAGCAGCGTCGAGGGGACGCCCCAGTGTCGACACACGTCGGGGAGGATCGCGTCCCGCAGCTCCTGAAACTGCGACGCCTCCATCGAGTTGGACTCGATCGGCTTAAGTCTCGTTTTCTTTGGCAGGACCGCGGCCTTTCCGCGGTTGCTCGCGCCGCCGTAGACCTCCGCGAGCATGTTCCGCAGCGCGTCGACCGCCTCGTCGGGGACCTTCTCGTCCGTCTCGAGGACCATGTCCGGGCGCGCGCTGTTATCCCAGAACGCGGTCGCCGCGGTGTCGAGCCGTTGGGCCAGCCGGATCGATGTCGCGCACATCTCCGAGGGCGCGTGCCCGACGATTCCGTTGTCTGAGATCCAGCGCCAGTGGAGTATCTGTTGCTGCGGGATCGGCTCCCACACACCGCGATCGTTCCAGAACTGGTACGTCAGCGAGTAGTCGGAGTTTTGCTCCACCTTGACGCGGCTCGGGTGTAACGGGATCAGGCTCGACATCCAGCCGCGATCGCCGGACAGGATCCTCGCGTAGCCGTTTCCGTGCAGCGCGGTCCAGTAGGCCTGGAGGACGTAGAAGTCGAACGCGCTCTGCCATCGATTCGGTCTCTTCCTGAGCGTGTAGGCGGCCGGCAGGTCGGCCTTTACTCGCCGCCCGGCTCCGTCCTCTCGCATTACCTGGAGCGGACAGATCGCGACAGCCTGGGCGATCCATCGGCAGACCCCGAAGATCGAGGACACGCGGACGGCCGTCTCCGGCCCGACGTAGCTGGTCGAGATCGCCCCGAGCGTGTTGGTCGTGCCCAGGCTCTCGGCCCGGAACGACACGACGCGTGGGGCCGCGGCGGCCTTGGCCGGAGTCCGGCGACGGCTGCCGCGGCCTCCGGAGGCTGCCGGCTTTTGGGGCTGCTTGCGCATGGAGCCAGTATCAGACCGGCCCCGCCGGCAGAATCTCTCCTAGATCAGCCGGATCTTCCAGTCGTCGAGGCTTGTGGCCCCTCCGGAATCCTCGTCCGTCGACGCCAGCGCGAGCGCGTTGACCAGGGCCGCGATGCCGTCGATCTTCTCCGTCGACTTCGACTTGTCCGGTTTGATCGCCCCCGTGGGGTCGGTGTAGACGCAGACGTTGTTCGCGTTCCACTGGGCCACGGGGTTCGCGCCGTGCCTAAGCCGCTTCTCGACGACCAGGGCCTCGAGGAGCTTACAGGGCGCGTTGAGGTACGAGGTCCGCTGCGGGATGTCTTTGGTCGTGATCCCCTCGCGCTGGAGCAGCGTCTCCAGGGCTCCGGCCTGCCACGGGTCGCAGCCGGCGGCCTTGATCTCGTGAGTCTGCCCATACGCGATGATGTCGCGAGCGACACACTCGTGATCGAGTCGGTGCCCGTCGGTGACGATCACCCAGCCGTCTCGGATCCATGAGTCATAGGGAATACCCTCGCGGACTCGGTCGGCCACCGTCTCGCGTGGGACCCAGTAGCGCCACTCGACGGAATAGGACCCGTCGGATTCCTTGAACACGAAGGCGGCCGCGGTCATGTCGAGGTTCGACGCCAGGTCGACCCCGACCCAGCAGGGCCGGCCCTCGGTCGGGTCGAGCGGCCCGGCAGAACACTTCGACCAGTCGTCGCCGTGAAACCAGCGAGCGTCGGCAGCCTGCCAAACATTCAGGGAGTATCGGAGAAACTTGCTCATCTTCCGCGGGTCGGTCGTCGCGTCCTGGTAGTCGGCCGCGAACTCGTCTTCGGGGAACGCGACCCCCATGGAGGGATTGGCTTTCCGCCAGACCTTCGGATCTGAGAAGTCGTCCGCCTCGTCCGCCGCGTAGATCAGACCGTAGAACGTCGGGTTCGCTTTCGGGTCGGCGAGAACGAGCTCGCAGTCCTGCCACCAGCGCCAACCGATTCCGTTTCGATCGGAGCCTGCCGTCGAGATCGAGATCACCATGCCGTTGGCCGTGCCGCGCGTCGCGTAGATCAACGCGTCGACCAGGTCCGGGGATCGGAAACTATGGATCTCGTCAAGGATCACCGATCCATTCAATCCCTCGTTCCGCCACGAGTCGGAGGATAGGCAGCGGATTTCTTTCCCGGTCTCTCGGTTCCGGATGATGCTCCGCGAGTCGACGACCTCGAGGAGCTTCGAGAGCGTGGGCGAGGCGTCGACCGACTGCCGAACCATCCGATACATGGTCCGGGCCTGGAGTCGGTCGTTCGCCGCGAGGAACACGTCCTGGGCCGGGGCGTGACAGGTCGCCATGTACTGGGCGAGCTGCGACATCAGCGACGACTTTCGATTCTTCTTCGGGACAAAGATCCCGGCCCGCCGAAACCTAAGGCGGCCGTCCGGTCGACGCCAGCCGAACAGCGGGCGAAGGACTCGCTCCTTCTGCCACTCGATCAACTCGACGTGTTTCGGATCGCCGCCTCGCTCGTCTGGGTGGCGGCAGAGCTGCTCGATGAACTCGACCGGGGCCTGGGCCGCCTCCTCGTCCCACTTGTAGCCGGCCAGGTATTCGGGCCGCTTCTTCGGGTCGCGCTTCTCAGCCGCGGACCGAGAGCCGGGCGAGGATCGCGGTTTCCGGGTCGGAGTCTTCTTTGCCATTCGTTGAGTCCTGCGGGATTCGGGCCGCGGAGGCTGCCGTCAGTCCGAAGTCGCGACACAGTGTGACGAAGTCGCGACGCGAGTCACGGAGCAGCTTCGCGACCGGGCTCGCGGCCTGGCCCTTGTCGGTGGCGGTGACGAAGCCCTCCGCGAGGACCTGGTCCTCGAGCTGCCGGATCTCGGCATGGAGCCGGCAGAGGATCGCGAACGAGTCGGCCTGCTCGGGGAGGAGCCTGGAGTCGGCGATCAGGATCGGGGCGACGCGGGCCCAGTAGGCGGCGGCCGCCGGGACGGCCGACACGCTGGCCGGGATGTCGACCCGGCCGGCAGGCGCGGCCGATTCCTGGCGGTACATGGTGTTTCTACGGCGTTTCGATTCGGAGCTGCCGGGCTTCGGGGCCGGACCTCGACTTCCCATTTTTTAAAACTCCCCAGATATTCGCGCCGAGGCACCATGGGGTCTTCCGTCCTTTTTTGGCCTGCCGGCCGACCCCACCCCCTTTTCGATCACAGTCGCCCCCTTCGCCGCTGCTCGGCCCTGGTCTTCGTTCCGTGGCACGACTGGCACAGGGTCTGTAGGTTCGCGTCCTCGTCCGTCCCGCCCTCCTCGAGGGGCTGGACGTGGTCGACGTGGGCGGCCTGGCCGTAGACGACGCGCGAGCAGGCACGACACACGAACGCGTCCCGCCGGAGGATCCGCAGCCGCCGGGCCTTCCAGTCGGCGGTCCGGTAGTGGGCGACCTCCTTCGTCGCGGTCGTGCGGGCCATGGTATGCGGCCTCCAGCGTTCGACGCGGTCCGGCATGGATGTCCTAGCTCACAGGGCTAGGAGACTCTGGCGGCAGGAGGGCGAGGGCGTCAGCCAGGGGCAGCACCTCCACCGCAGGCAGCAGCACCTCCATGTCGGCGTTCGCCCACATTTCATGCAGATACCCACCCGGCTCCGTTGCGATCAGGATGTCGGCGGTGAGCATCAGTCGCCCATCGGAGAGCGGCACAGGCGTGGCACGGCAATCGGGCCTGCCGTGTTCCGCGTGGAGTTCCGCGAGGCGAGCCGCAAGGGCAGGGGCGAACACTAGGGCGTGCTCGCAGCCCCATTCGTAGGTGATGGGCAGTGTGATGTCGGAAAGTGTCATGCTCTGCCCATTGCTGAGTTGAAGGCGGCGAGGGCGGTGTTGTATTGGCCGACTTGCGTAGCGGTCATGGCAAGGCCGAGCGAGTAGCCGCCGAGCCTCGCGTTGGCGTAGGACGAAACGACTGCGTTGCGGTTGTTGTAGGCAAACACATAAATCGGAAACGTGCGGCTCGCCGTTTCGTTCGGCTGGGCGACGGCAGAGCCTACTGAGGATGCCCCGACATACAGGTTGTTTGCCGTTGCGCTTCCAACGCCGCTCAACAAGCCCGGAGTGTAGGAGTTGCTGGAGTTGTCGGACTGACTTCCCGTAGTTCCGTAGTTGTACCAAACCCAGATTCGCGGAGTGGAGACAAACGAAACGAGTGCCTGGAAGAAGCGAGGCGAAACGCCGTCGCCGTTGGTGTCTGCCCCGATGAACCCTGGATTGCCAGAAGTGACAGACGATACATACGAGGATAGATGGTAGTCGCGGATGTTCGTAAAGTTCATCGGCACGCCAGTGTTCAAATACTTGGTGCTGCCGTCGCCCCTCAACCCGCTGGCCTCATTGTAATCCGGCGCGACGAAGTTGTTGTTGTCATCGGTGGTGTTGCCGTACTGCGTCCCACCCAGCGACGGGCCGCGAAACAGCGGTGTCCTAACGGCAGCGAGGGAGGCATCGGAGTTGCCGCAGAACAGGTTGAGACGGTAGAAGCGATCCCGCAGCGAACCGCCCGGCGCGTTTTCGATGTCGGTACAAAACTGGTTCACCGCGTTCGCCGTCGCGGTACTCACCGTGCCGCCGTTGCTGTACACGCGATTGATCCAGTCCTGCGCGTCGGCGTTGGAGACTTGCGGGGCGAGGGTGATTCCCCAGCGGGCGGCTAAGTAGCGTTCAATGCGTGTGATATTCGCGGCTGGCATCGACGCGGCATACGTCAGGAACTCGCACCAGGAGGCAGTCCCACCGGCACCCTGCGCCGTATTTATTGCTAGCGTGCCGCTGGTGTCCGAATAGACGCCAGTGCAATCGGTCTTGCGAAGTATCTCTACACCGTCGCGACGAATGGACATGATCGCACCGTCGCGAAACGCACTGTACACATGCCCAACATTTTCGGCTTCATTGCCAACGACACCGGTAAGCCTCGCTCCTGGGATCGCGCCAAAGTCAACGATGTGGCTGCCGGCAGAACCAAAGTCACTACAGTAAAAAATACGGCTGGCTGTGTTGGGGTTTGTTGGCGAGCCGTAGGCAATGAGTGCCCCTCCGCCTTCTGGCCGTGCAACGAACGCGAAGAACACTTTTGGTGAAGTGGTGGCGTCGGCAACATATTGGGCGACCGTAGCAGGCGACACTAGATTTTTTGTAGTTGCGTCAAAAGCAAGAGCCTTTCTGCTGCCTTGACTTGTCGCACTGATGGCACCGCGACTCCCCGCCGTCGCCTGCACCGCGTGCCTGCCGTTTCCAGACTTGTCGGCCCAGTACCCCACCGGATCGCTGCTCGCGGTGGCGGGAGCGTGGACGCCGGAGATGCCCCACTTGGCGGCGAGGTAGGATTCGACCGATGCGTACTCGGCTGCGCTCAAGGCGCGGTCCCATCGCACAACTTCGCAAAGAGTGATCCTAGCGCGATACAGTGTGTCAACCGCGCCCGACTGGAATCTGCCGCCGATGAGAATGCCCGCTGCCGTCCCAGTGCTTGCTGACGCATTGACGGCCTGAGTGATTCCGTTGCTGCGAATCATCTGCCTGTCACCGGCAGCGATTTGCCTCCGCAGCGTGACTACCGAGATGGGCAGGGTTGATACGCCCGTCCAGTTCAAAGAGAACGCCCCTGAGTTTAGGCTGATTATGTTGTCGGATAGTTGAAGGTCGGCCACCCATCCATTCGCGTTTGCGTTGTCGTTTCCGGTCGCCGGGTAGTACGCAAACAAACCGGCGTAGTTCACCGCCACATCCTCGCGAACGACCATGATGACAGTGTTGTCGCCAAGGGCGACTGAAGTCGCGGCCGACAGGAAGTCAGTGCCGTCGAACGTCAGCGCGGATCGCCCGTTGACGGCGGCTGCGGCAGCGGTTGGCCTGGAGCCAGATGTTGGCTGGATCAGGTCGATGGCCGCAGTGCTTTTGTCTGCCCATCGCCCTACCGTCGTTGTCGCCAGCGTCGTTCCCGTGTCGGCAGCAAAGAGCGTGGACGCATCGCTCGCGTCCCACCAGCCCACGCACCCCGCGATATCCAGCGGGCTCGCCACCGCCACCACCGGACCCGCGTCGGTGGTGTAGGTGGAGCCGGGATCAGAGGCGTCTAGCCACAGGGCTAGACCGGGGATGGATCGCGGTGTGAAGGCCGACCCCTTCAGTAGTCGCGGGCTTAGTGCCATATTCAGCCAACCCTCCAACCGGCACTAGTCGCGTCATAGACCACGGGCGCCGATGCCCCCGGAGATAGAACGTAGTCGCTAGCACCAGCGCAGATAAATCGATTTGCTGCCGTGCTAGATGCGCTCTGATGCCGTAGCGTAATGTCGAACGTGCCAATATTGACCAACAGCCGCGCGTCACCACCGACCGTAGCGACGATTCCCGTGATGCTGCGGGCGGCGCTACCGGATATCCGCTGGATGTCGCCAGATGCCAGCGCGTAGTTATTCTGATCGGCCGTCAACTGCGCCGGCGAGGCTACCGTGTTGCTGATGTCGCCTGATGAGAGAGTGATAACGCCGGTTCGGCCTGCGACCGATGACACGGTTCCGGTGTAGGCGAGCGTAGACCACGCGGCCGATCCGTTGCCGATTTTGAACCGCTGCGGAGTGGTGTCTGTTTCCACCCCGATTTCGCCCGCCGCCAGAGTGGGGTTTGTGGCGGTCCAGTTTGCGCCGGTGTCCCGGCGCTGTTGCATTCGTGGCATTGGAAACCCTTAAACCGTGGTTGCTGATCCGCCGTCCAAAACGCCGCCGTCCGTGGTGCCGGCCGACCCGCCGTCGATCGATGTTGAAATCACGCTGGCCCACTGCCCATCACCTCGCAGGAACGTCGCCGCGCTTGCTGTTCCTGATGCGAGCCGCGCGGTGGCGATAGTGCCGCTGGTGATGTCGCCGGCCGCGTGAGTGTGAACGGCTGCGGCCTTTCCGGCGATCGCATCACCGATCGACACAAGAACTCCAGGGAACTCGTTGTCTGTGTTGAAAGAAACGATCCCGAGATCGTCAACGAAAACGTCGCTCGCGTTGTGCCCGTGCGATGCGGTCGCCGCGCCGATGGCCCCCGGCGTGACGGCATCAGCCCCGCCCGTGCCGTGGCTGGCCGCATGGGTCGAGGGTGCGAACGTTGACGGCTTTTCGGTGATCCCAGCCCAGGTCGTCGTCCCAGCCGCCCCGGTGGCTCCGGTCGCGCCTGTGGCCCCTGTTGGCCCAGTCGCGCCGGTGGGTCCCGTCGGCCCGGCGGGCCCGACTCCACCGGATACCGTCGCGTTCACTACCTCGTCTGTCGTCGTTACTTGAATGGGCATCAGCGTCCGACCTCCATGATCCCCTCCAGGGCCGTCTGTGCGTTGCCTGCGGCCGGAGTCCAGACCAGCCGCCAGAGGTAGGTCCCGGCCGCCACGTTCGCCGCGTTGGCGGCCGATAGGCCGACGTTGATCTGACCGGTGGCGAGGTTGACGGTCGTCACGCTCAGGGCCTGGACGGTCGCGTAGGTGACGGCCGAGACGATCTCGGCCGAAAACGTGTAGCCGGTGAGGGCGATCGAGAAGTCCAGGAGCTGGGAGATAGCCTGGCCCTGCTTCACGATCAGGTTCAGCGTGCCGGGTGTCGCGGATACGGTTGCCATGCTGAAAGCCTACGCGGGAGGTAGCGGGGTGAATCTCGGGCTCCATCGTCCCGCCTGCTCGTCCTCGCTCCATCGCTCCGCCCGCAGCTCGGCCGCGCGTCTGTAGATCTCCTCGACCGGGATGTCGACGAACTCTGGCTGGGGCGGATACTCGACTCCTGGTCGCGGCCCGTGCTTCCCAGGCGGCAGGTCAGCGAGCTCGGCATGGAGAGCACGGTAGACGCGCTTGACGGGCACACCCGCAGCGGCTGCGGATTCGGCTCGGGTCGCGCCGCGGGCGATCGCCTTCCGGACGATCTGCTCCTCGGAGGTCGTCAACACTCGCGGTCGCGTCTTCGGCCGGCGGCCGGTCACGGTGGCACGCTCCGGATCGTGATCCCTGTCCGCGGCCCTTCCCCTCGGATCGCGTATCGCTTCAGGCACCGGCCCTCGACGACCTGGGTGTCGTCTTTCCAGACGGCCCCGGTCTTCGTGATCGCGTCCGCGACGCCCTTCGCGAGGTTGTCCCAGTCGCCGCACCGCATGCCCGGCCAGGCCGGGGCGGCCGCCCGCAGCTCGCCCGAGGTGGTCAGGTGTGAAGGCGGGCGGCCGAACACGCAAACGACCTCGAGGACGAACGCGGAGGAATCGTCCCGCGAGATCCTCCGCCGTGCCGCTTCGGCCTTCACGAGCAGGCCGACGGCCGCCTTAAACGCGACAATCCCATTGTCGGGCGTGTAGTGCCGGCCGCCGCGGGTGCTTCGGGCCCGCGGCTGGGGAACGGCGTCGCCTGGTATCTCGACGGCTATTTCCACGCTCCGCCTCCATGCGGAGCGTTCACCGTAGGGGATCGGCTCCCCGAATCAACTCAGCCGGCCAGGTGGATCTGGAGCCGGTGGGCCGCGAAGAACGTCCAGTCGTTGTCGTCCAGGAAAACGACGACCGACAGCTCCGCTTGCTTGAATCCGTATCGCTCCATCAGCCGGTCGCGAAAGTCCTGTAGCTTGTCGGCCCCTTTCCCGTTGAATCGCTTGAAGACCACACGGATAAACGTGTGGTAGTCGTGGTAGTGGTCGACCCAGAGCTTTACCGGCACGGAGACCCCGTCGCCGAACACGGCGACGAACTCCTCCTCGAGCTGCTCGGTCGTCACATGTAGGCATGCCATCAGTCGCCTCCGTGGTCAGTCTATGGCTCGTCGTCTGCGGGCGGATTCGGTAGCCGCGCGAGGAGCGTCAAGGTTTCTTCCGGAAAAACTTTGTCCCCGTTCGCCGCTTTGTCCCGATCCGGACAATCGACGATTCCGCGATGTCGCTCATGCTGCGCCCTCCTGGCGGAGCTTCTCCGCGAGCGCCCGCTTCGTGGCCTCGAATCGCGCCGCGTCGTCGCCGGCCCACGGGTTCGCGGGCGGTCTCTCGTCGGGGCCGCGGTAGCCGCCTCGGGCCGGGGCGTGGTCCCGCGCGTTGTCGAACTGGCCCCCGAGGATCTTGTCGACCCAGCCGGGCTCGACGAGCTGCGTCAGCGTCACCGGGTCGCGGAAGTAGCGGCAGCGTGGCAGGGCCTCGATCGCCGCCAGGGCCTTCGGGAACCAGCCGGGCTCGGTGAGCCTGTCGGCGGCCTTGTCCGGCGGGTCCGGAAGATTCCACGGACGACCCTTGCCGGCCCTCCAGGCGGCCCGCAGGGCCTCCCAGTCGGCAGGCGGGGGCTCGGGGGCCCTGTCCTGGTCCCCTTGCGCAGCCTTTCCGTGGGAAGAAGAAGAACTTCTATCTCCTCTCTCTCTGGCGCTACGCGCCCCGGTCGGGGGCGCTACGCGCCCCCGCTGGGGGCGCGTGGCGCCCCCGAGCTTGTCGACCTGGTGCCGAACCGTCGCCAGAGACCGTGATTTAGCGGCTTTTGAGAACCGAGCGTCCCATCCGGGGATACCCACCGTTCCGTTTTCCGCGTCGATCACCAGCCAGCCGACATCCTGGACCGCGTACCAGAAGGCGTCGTCGCCCCCGCAGACCTTCGACAGGAGCCGGAGCGACAGCCGGGCCGACCCGTCGGAGCTGTTCAGGGCCGACCAGCCCCAGAGCATGACCAGCCGCCCGACGACCTGGTCGACCTCGAGGCCGGTCCGGTCGACGAGGTCCAGGATCTCCGGCTTCTGGGGTAGGCACACGTCGTAGGGGATCCACTCACCGGCCATCCGTAGCCCTCCTGTACTCGCACTCTCCCCGCCCGACCTCGCGGCCCGTCCGCTCGATCGCCCCGACCTTCCGCAGCTCGTGGAGCCGCCTGTTGACCTGAACGCTCGCCAGGCCCGACCGCTCCGCGATCTCGGTCTGCCCGGCCGGCCCGGCCGCCAGGGCCTCGAGGATCCGCCGGGCGTGGTCGCCGCGGATCCCCGGCACCGCGGCCGCGGCCTTGTGCGATGTCGCGGGATCGGCGCGACGCGCGGCCGCGAAGATGGGCAGGTCGTTGATCGCGTCCATGGTCGTCTTCATGGTCAGTCCCCCGTCCATCGCTGGTGAATCACGCCTTCGTCCTGGATCTCCGCGTCGGGCGTCGTCTGCACTCGACCGAGGGCATAGAGCAGCGTCTCCGCGACCTGGAATCCGAGGATCTCGTCGACGGCCTGGCGACGCTCCACGAGGAGCCCCATCAGCCATTCCAGCGACGAGACAGACATCGGCATGGTGTTGGCGTAGCCTTCGATCCCTGGCATCGTCCGTCCCTCCGTGTGTGGTGCGGCGTGTCGTGCCGCGGACGCCCGTCGCCCGTGGTGAAAGTGGCCCACGACGACGGGTGCCGGTGTTATGTCGCGACCGCCGGCAGCGCTCTCCCCGTGGCCGTGAAATGGCAGCCACTGCGGCCGGGAGCGGCCTGGCGATGATCAAAAGGGGATGTCGTCCCCCGGCATCCGAGACGACGCGTCGACCTGCTGCGTCGCCGTCCGCTTCACCAGCGCCCTCGAGGCCGGAGGAGCGACGGCCCGTTCGACCTGCGGCTTCGCCGTGGCTGTCTCGACCCGTGTTGCGTTTTCACCAGGCAGAAACGCAGCCACGTTGACGAACGTCCGGCCGTTCCCGGCCTTGTGGTAGATGCGAGCCGAGACGCGACGGCCGACTAGGTCGGTGATCTCGCCGGCGGCCCACTCTTCGCGTGTCATGCCGACGGCCTGCCGCAGCGACGAGAGAATCCGCTTCCCCCATCCGACCGCCTTCGGTGTCCTGGCGAATACCCAGCCGAAACGCTTGTCGTCGTGGGCGAGCCGTAGCTCGACCTTGTCGCCGTGGTCGATCACTTCCCTGATCTGGAAGGAGTGGTCGCCCTCCGGCACCAGCTCGCGTTCCGGCGGCCGCGAGTCGTCACGAACGACGCCGGTCATATCTTCGTCAAGTCCCCAGTCCATCGATGTCCTCCTTTTGCTGTGCCATCGCGGTCGCGTACTCGACGACCGCCACCAAATGATCCCGCCCATAGTGGAGGTGGCCGTAGTGGCGTCCCTCCGGCTTCGGCAGGTGTGCGAGGGCTTTCCGGACCTCGTATCGCGTCATGCGATACCCGGCGACCTGCGACGCGTCGACGAGGTCCGAGCATCGGAACCAGTCGCGATCGTGATCCGACCGAAGCCCCGAATACGTCAAGTGCTCGAGGCTGCTCATGTCGCGGCCTCCGTGCGGGGCTCGATCTCGTCGTGCCTGGCGTCCGCTGCGTCGGTCAGGGCCGCCCAGTCGTCGTCCGCGAGCTGGCCCTCGGACAGGAGGGCGTCCATCCGGTCGACGATCCTCGACAGTGTGCGGAGCGTCTTCGCCTCCGCGATGTGCCGGGCGATGAGCTGCCGCAGCGGCTCGGCGGCCGGGGCCTGTGCCGGCTCGGGGCCGACTCTTGCAGGCTGCGGCGCCGCAGCCACAGGCCCCGGGGCCGAGGTTCCGTTATTCAACCACTCCGCGAGCTGCCGGCCGAGGTCCTCGCCGGCCTCGCGGATCACCGCGTCCTTCAGGAAGGCGGCCCGCGTCTTCGTCACGACGAGATCGTGATCCTGGGTCACGTCGCCGACGACGGTGAACTCGTACTCGAGGCCGTCACGCTGGACCGGCTGGAGCCCTACCTTCCGGACCTGGTTCCGGCCGCCGACGTTCTCGACGACGTACTCGACCTTCGAGCGGAGCGTACAGATCACATGGACCGGAGCCCCGAGGATCGCGTCGACGAGCGAGTTATGTCTGGGAGTCGCGTCTCTCCAGGCCCCGAAGTTGCCGCCGCCCTGGTTCCGCTTCCCGGCGTTGTCGACGAACTCCAGGATCCCGCCCTTCCCGGACCAGGCGTGGGACAGCGAGTCGATAACCAGCGTTGAGTAGCCGCCGCCGACCGCGGCCTTGATCGCCTCGACGAACTTCTCGACCTCGTACGAGGCGAGCTCCATCACGTCGAACTCCATCCCGCGCTCGCCGCTGTAGAGGCTGGCCGAGCCGCGTTCCGTGTCGACGACCGCCACTCGTCCCCCGAGGCCTTTGGCGATCCGTAGGGCCGTCATTGTTTTTCCACTGCCGGCCGGGCCGACCAGTCCGAGCCGCAGCTTCGCGGCGGCCTTTGTTGCTCTCGTAAAACCACTCATTTCGAGTACCTCCTCACGGTTTCGATATCGATCCATCCCGTCTCTCGGAACACCCGGAGAAGGGCATCGCGGTCCGGCTCCGCCGGCCGCGAGCACTCAGCACACTCCTTGCCGCCGGCTTCCCGCCGGCATCCCTTCCGGCCGCTCTCCGAGCGTCCGGTCGCCTCCATGCTGTTGACGTACATCAGCCCGACGATGGACAGGCCGACGCCCCCGAGGGCGAAGCCCATCACCGCCCCGACGAAGATCGCGGCCGCGGTCATTTCCAGACCTCCCCGGTGTCGTCCTGGAGGTAGGGCATGGCCCCCTCGAGGGCGATCCTGGCCCGCATCAGGACGACGCTGTTCAGCGGGCACCGGCACCGCTCGACCTCGTCGAGGACCTCCTGGAGAGCCCGGCACGGCCGCCACGCCGCGATCGCGAGGTGGCGGGCCAGCCGGGCACCCCGGGCCATCGGATGGCCGGCGTCGTGCTGGTTCCGGTGGTGGGCGGAATCGTTTCGTGAGGCCATGCGAGTCATAAGGGCATCACCTCCGCCGGGGTGACGGCGACCAGATCGCCGTCGAAGTCGACGAGGTAGACCCTGCCGGCGATCTGGCGGATCGACCCGCTGGCGGTCCTGCCGGCCGGCCATTCCTCCCGCCGCCAGGTGAGCCAGTCGCCGACGTACATCGTCCGTCCGTAGCAATCGTCGAGGCACGGCCGAGCGCGTGGCTCGCCGTAGACCTCTCGCATTCCTGCCGCCGCGCCTGCGGCCTCTCGTTCGTGGGCGTCCATGCCGTTTCTCCGTAACGTGAAATGATCTGCCGCAAACTAGCCGACAGTCCCGGCCGCAAGGATCCGAAACAGGACGACCAGCAGCTCGACCCAAAGTTCCGCGTTCATGTGCCCCTCCATAGGCTGATGACTCCGACCGTCGTGTCATCCATGACGCGAGGCGGAATCTAGACACAGTATCGTGAAATGGTCAAGCCCACCTTGAGAAAGATTCTGTCGGGGGCGTTTCATGCGGGAAACGCGGGCTAGCGGGCAGTGCTAGCGGGCCTTCGCATGCGAGATCATGTCGGAGAGTTGGCCCTTCGACGCGCCCTGTGGGATCGCGATCCCAAGGTTTAGGGCGTAGGCGATCTGCTTGTCGGTCGGAGGATCACGCCGCCACGCGTTGGGCCACTTGGGCCACGACAGCCAGCCGGCGACGATCATCACCCCGCCGATCAAGACGAGCATCCATCCGCCGCCATCGGCCCAGGTGGAGGAGAGCAGCGTCATAGCTCCGACTCCGCCCAGGAGAAAGGCCGCGACCGCTCGAACCAAAAACTTTGTCCACAGAATCACAGGCACCTCCCGCCATTAGGCCGCGTCGGTTCCCTTCCGTGGGCGTCCTCCTCGCTTCTTCCTGGTCTCGGCCTTTTTCTTGTTCAGCCGCTCGACCTCTTCGAGATAGTAGTAGACGCGGCGTGGAGATTCCACGATCTGGCGTAGCTCGCCGCTCCTCGCCCAATGGCGGATATTGCTCGCGTCGATTCCGAGGATCGTCGCTACCTCATCGGCGGAGGCTATTGGCTTCCGGCTCTTGGCTTCGAGAAACACGCTCATGTCCTCCGCAGGGTAGAGCCCCAGCGGGGCGAATCAACGCCCCGCTGGACTCTGCCTTACCGACTGCCCTACGGTTCACCGCAGAGCGAATACACCCCGCTGGGCTCGAACCAGCAACCTTCGGTTCCGTAGACCGATGCTGTACCGAGCCCTGGTCGGGAGGACATGCCGATTATATCGGCGGTCCGGGGGGGTGGTGGGCCTGCCGTCGGAACGGAAACTGACGCGACCAAGCGCCGGACGGAGGGAAGGCTCCCCCGTATTGGCAGTGGAGTCGCACTATGTTCCGCAAATCAGGACCCGAGACGCTGGGAGAGTATGCCCGCCTGGGCTACTCGCTTCTGCACGACGTGCGACCGTCGACGCTTCGCCAGTATGTGATCGCCGCCGACCTGGTCGAACGGTGGGCCGGTCGACCCGTCAGGCTCGACGAACTGGACGAGAGGAGCGTCTCGGAGTGGCTGCGGGATTACTCCGCGACCGTCGCTCCGTCGACCGCCAAATCGAAGAAGGCCGCGATCCTCGCGATCTGGAGGGCGGCCGCCGACGACGGTCTCGCTTCCGAGCCGGTCTCTCGCAGGATCCGACAGACCAGGGTCCCGGAGCGGCCCGTCGTCGCCTGGACGAAGTCGGAGGTCGAGCAGCTCCTCGAGGCCTGCCGGGACCTTCCACGCCGCCACCGCTGCGGCCTGCGGAGGTCGGCCTGGTTCGATCTCGCCGTCCGGTTCGCCTGGGACTCGGGCCTTCGCTGGGGCGATCTAGTGGCGATCCCCGTCTCCGCGATCCGTCCCGACGGGTCGTGTTCATGGACCCAGAGCAAGACCTCGAAGGTGATCGCCTTCGTGTTGTCAGAGTCGACGCTGGAGGCCCTGCGGTCGTCCCTGGCGGCCTGCCCGCGGCAGCTTGTGTGTCCGTGGCCGGCGAGCCACGAGACGTTTGGCGATCAGGTGGAGCGGCTGGTCGCGAAGGCGAATGTCCGCGAGGGAACCTGGAAGTGGATCAGGAGGGGGTCCGGCACGGACGTAGAACTCCAGTCGAGAGGGAGCGGGCACGAGCACCTGGGAAACACCCGAGCCGTGTTCGACGCTTCCTACGGCGACCGATCGATCATCGGCCGCCAGGCCCCGGCGCCGCGCGAGCTGCTGGTCGCCGCGCTATCCCGTGAAGATAGGAAGACGGGGGGGGGGGTATCTCTCCGAGAGAATGCCGGATAGCCGGGTGAGGCGATCGGCTTGACGTATGTCAAGTTCCCCCGGGTTCGCCTTGACCAGAACCGTCAAGGGGCGGCCGGCACCCCGGCCCGCGGAGTGTCCCCTCGTTCAGTTCCGGCCACAGGGCCTCGGAGTGGATCGCCGCGAGTAGGCCCCAGGCCGCGTGGGCGAGATGCTCCTCGGAGCGGTCGCCTGCCAGGTGGCGGTAGATGTGCCGGAGGGCGTGGTTCAGGAGGTCATGGACGGGCATCCCGGCCTCCCAGTTGAAGTCGCTGTATTTCGCGGCCCCCTCCGCACACGTCCGGGCGACGGCCTCGAGGCCGATCGGTGAGATCAGATCGTAGCGGGTCGCCTCCGCGTCGCTCGACCTCACGGCCCCCGTCTGGAATCGCACCGTCCCGCCGTCCGTCGTCTTCATGGTTCGCTCCTTCAGCTCTCGGATCATCGCCAGAGCGAACGAGGCTAGAGTCCCTCCGGTGCCAGTCCAGCAGTTAGCCGGACCGATCCGGCGGCAGAGCTGCTCCGCGGCCTGGAGGTCGGCGTCAGTCATGGATCCGATACCGGAGGGACCACAGAATCCGGGCCAGATCCCGGCCAGCGCCCGAGACGGTCTCCTCGGCCAGGTCCGGGAATAGCTGGTGGATCGCCTCGTGGATCTCCGTCTCCAGCCGGGCCCGGCCGCGGAGCCGATCGTCGATCAATACCTTCCGCTCGAGGTCGGGCCGCCGCTCGTCGGGCGTGATCGACCAGCCGGCGGCCCGGCCCCGGAGGCGGGCATACCTCCACAGGACGCGGAGGCCGCGGATGGTGAAGTGATGGTCGACGCTCACGCGAGCCTTCCGATCTGGAGGCGTGGGCCGGCGACGTGCATGGCCCGGAGCCCGCCGGCAGGATCGTAGACGAATAGCTCCATCGCCCGGCGGCTTCCCACGAAGCCCGACGCCGCGTGCCAATCGTCGGCAGGACCGAGGCTCGGAGCGATTCGCACGAGGACCCCGTCGATCGTCTCGATCGGCCGAGACCATTCCGCCGACTGGTGGTGAAGGTGCCCGGTGTGGACCTCGCGATACGGACAGTCGGCCCACGCTGCCGCGGCTTCGTGTGCCATGAGCTGCGGAAGTCGTTTCTTTGCCCGGTGCCCATGGACGAAGCCCAGGAGATTCGCTCCGCTGCGGAGGTATTTCCGGGGCGTGTAGGTCTCGTCGACCGTGACGCGTTTCGATTTAGCGTAGCGTTCGAGAAGGACCCGATGAAAGGCCCAGGTCAGCGTCTCGTCGTGGTTGCCGTTGACGACGAGCGTGTCGGTCGCGGCGACCGTCGAGGCCGCATCGATCACGCTTACGAGCGAGTCCGTCCCGACGGCGATCATCTTCTGGAGCCGGCCGTCCCGTTCGAGAGTTGTCCCCGAGGTCGTCGTCCCGCTCGGGGTGTCATAGTGAAACAGGTCGCCCAGGCCGGCGACGGTGATCCGTCCGGGGGCGTAGCCGCTCGCCGCCTGGAGCAGCTCCTCGGCCGCGTCGCGGAGGAGTTGGGCCGCGATGTCGAGATCGTAGTCGGCCTCCCCGGTCGACCGCGCCCAGGCGTATTTCCCGAAGTGGCAGTCGGCGACGACGAGCACCGCCCAGGGGCGGTCGCTTCGGGCTTTGGCTGTTCTCGAATCGCGAACGCGGAGTTCCCCCGAGGCCGCGCCGATCATCGCGGCGACGAGCTCCTCGACCTTCGGGCCCGCCCGGGGCTTCAGCCGCACGAAGACCCGGAATAGCTCTGTGACCACGGGCTCTCCGGTCGAGCGGTCGACGCTCATCCCTTCCCACTTCGTCGCCTCCGACGCGGCGACCTCGTAGCGTTCGAGATCCGCCTCGACGTGGGCGAGCAGGTCGTCGACCGTGCGGATGGTCCGCGAGACGCTGCGGGCCTCGAGGGAGTCGCCGTCCGTCTTTCGCGTGACGTGTTCGGCCTGCTCCGGGGGCGTCGGCAGATTGCCGGCGACCTCGGCCCTTAGTGTGCGTCGAGCCATCGGACCACCGTGTGAGAGGAGCCGGGCAGGTCGCGGGCGGCGAGGGATTTAGCGATCGCCATCCCCAGGCCTGTTTTGGTGACGCTCGCGCCGAACTTCCCAGCGAGCCAGTCGGCTTTTATCGAGGAGAGCTCGGCCTGGACATCCGCCGGGAGGGACTCCTCCCAGCGTAGTCTCGAATGGCTCGGCAGGAACGACCGGACCTGTTGGAGGAACGATCCTGGCGGCGGCGGCTTCGGCATCGGGCCTCCGTGCTGGCGGGCGGCCGTCCGTGGCCGTGCTGGTCAGGCTATGCGATCAGGCGGGCGGGTCAATCTTGGGGCCGGCCGTCGACCCGGGCGACATTCCCAGCCAGGCACCCGCGGCATTCATGGCCGCCTGTCTGCCGTCGCACCCACAGGGGCGGCCGACGACGGCGGAGACTCGCTCCTTCGTGACGCCGATCGCCGACAAGCCGGCGGCGACCATGTCGCCCAGGCCGGGCCTGGCTCGCGGATATGCCGGGTGCGTCTCGTCAACCGTGAGCGTGTCGCCGTCCTGCCTCACGATGCACGTTCGCACGCCGTGGAGCGTACATCCTCTTTCGCGGCAGCGTTGTTCAAGGTGTGAAATGTGACAGATGATCATGGTAGCGGGTTTAGGTCACGGCACTGCCTCCGGCCAAACCGTATGGTCGTGGCGAAGGAGTCCGACAAACAGTCAAAGTTGCTTAGGCCGACCGAAAAAGAAGGGTCTCCGGAGTTGTTCGAGTTTTCGTCCAGCTCGTTCTCCCATGCGCCAAGGCTTGTCCCTGACTGCGAAACGGTCAGGTCGAGCGGAAAAAAATCGGCAGGAGGAAGTAGCCGGAGGGCAGTGTCGGAAACGAAGTCGCACTTTCTATCCAACTGCTCGACACCGCAAACCCTGTCTAACGGAAAGAGTAAACTTCGCGTGCGTCTACGAAAGTAAACTTGCCCTGCGCTCTGCCTGTGGATTGCCACAAACGTGATAATGCTAGCGAACAGGTCCATCTGAACTGTCGGAACACTTGGAATAAACCTACACTGTAATCCCGATATGACGGTGGCCCCGTTGTACCGAGCCTCTGGGTCTCCTGAACAGTTGGCGTAGCCAAAGCTACCCACCGCCATAGATAAACCGATCCCGAGGTTTCCCGTGGAAGTACCAAACCCTGCCTGGCTGTTTATGTTGGCGCTACTCAGTGTTTTCTCGCGGATTTCTATCAACCCTACGCCAAAACCATTGAGCGAACACGACGAGTCGCATGTGTCAAACCGACAAATGTCGTGAACGTGAGAGGTGTTGGTGTATGACTGCCCAGGACAGACTCCGTAGGTCTTATTAAAAAGCGTCGCGTTTTGTCCGTTGCAGGACTGATTTGCTGAAGCCCCCATCCAGACGCCACTAGCCAGGACCTGCGGAGACAGAATCTGCATTGTGTAGCTACACCAGTCCGGGCAGTTTATGCAGACGCTCGGGCAGCACGCACACCCAGGCAGCAGCACCATTTCAGCACTCCGCGGCGATCAGATAGTGGGACCCGTTCGCACCGCGAGCGACGATCACCCACTTCCCGGTCGCGACGGCGGCGAACTTGTTGACGCATCCAGTCAGCGTCGCGCCGGTCGTCTGGGTCTCACTGCCGGGCGTCCCGCTTTCCCAGAGATTGATCGTGGCGAGCGTGCCCTTCGCCCAGGCGGCCGTCGTCTTCCCCAGTCGCACGGGCTCGCCGTCATCGGCGACCTGCCGGAACTTTACCGGCGACATATTCCGATTGCCGGCCTCGTAGGCCTTCGTCGCCGCGATCACGCGGCGAGCGCCGTCGTCGTTGAATGCGACTGGCTTCGTCATGATAGGAGAGCTGGACTCCCGAAGCCTGTCGTGAAGTTTGCCGTCGCGTAGATCTCCACGCCGTCCCCGGCATTAATCACGGACGGCTTCACGCCGTCGCTTTTCTTCGTGCCGTTGGAGTTGAGCGCGACCGGTTGCTTCACGGCTTTCCCGTCGGAGCCGACGATCGCCTTCCGGGAGCCGCTCACGAGCTCCATGAATCCCACGTCCCACGGCATACACTTCCACGTCAGCGGTTCGTATTTGAACTCCCAGGTCGCCTCGATGAAGTCGAGTTTCGCCGCGTCGTCGGCCGCGTCGAGCTTTGAGACCGACACCTTCTTCGATCCGCGGAGGTAACACTTCCACGTTTTGGCGGCCCCGCCTGCCCAGGTCGCGTCGTTCACTTTGCCGGGATAGGCAGCCGCCGCAGCCGTGAACAGAGCCTCGGTCGCATACGTTTTCCGTAGCGTCCAGCCGAACTCGTGCCGCTCGCGTTCCAGGCCTTCCAGCGGATCTCCGGCCGCGTTGCAGATCGTCACGCCGTCCTTATCAACGAACAGAGGGACCGTCGTCGTTCCGCCGGCAAACTCCCAGAGGTTGCCGGGGATGCCGCTCTCGTTGGGGACTCGAGGCGGGATCGAGTATTTCACCCCCAAAACCCAGACCATCCCCTCCTTACCCTCGGGCGCGAGATCAAACTCCAGGGCCTTTAGGGCGGACATGTCTGGATGAGCAGCGCCCCACGTCAGGCCAGCGTTAAGGGCCATCTCGACCAGGATCTCGTACTGGGACGTTGCTGGCGTATCAACGCGGATCCGCCACTTGAGCGCGGCCTGCATGCTCTCGCCGAACTTGCCCGAGAGCGTGGTCCCGTCGAGGATCCGCTGGTAGTTGACGACTGCCATTGTTCAAAACTCCGCGACAGCGAAGCCCTCGTCGGACGTGTTGGCGGCGATCTCCTCAAGGACCCCGAGCTGCTGTTGCTGCACGTCACCAGCCCCGCCCCGCATGATCCGGTACATTTCCGCGATCCCCTCGCTCGTGCGAGAGTCGATCCCCTTGATCGCCTGGGCCACGTCGACGACGACCGTCTGTTTCAGCTCGACGGGCTTGTTCGACGCCACGTCGATGGTATTGGCCGAGGCCTCGGCCTTCGCGACCGACGCGTCGAGGGCCGTGACGAGCGGCCCGGCGATCGCCTGGCCGACCGTGCCAGAACTCTCCCCGAAGGCCCGGTCGAATCCCGCGTTCATCTGCT